GTCACATGCTCAAGTTTAAGGAAGAGTGTGAGATGTACTACTGGTACGGTCAGAAGACTTACGACGCTGACGGTGCAAACAGAATGTTGGACGAGAACGGTCAGCCAGTTATTTCTGGTCCTGGTTTGTTCGAGCAGATCATCAACAAAGACACTTACTCTACTTTGACTCAAAAGAAGATTGAGGACGTTATTGGTGACTTGTTCTACGGCATGACTGACGCTACTGATAAGCAGGTTACTTTGTACACTGGTATTGGTGGTGCACGTGAGTTCGATAAGGCTCTGCGTAACTACTACGGTAACAACAACTACCTGCAGTCTACTGAATCTAAGTTCATCACTGGATCAGGTCGTAGCTTGGGTATCACCGGTTACTTCACTTCTTACGACCACATTGATGGTCACAGAGTGAACGTAGTAAAAGTTCCATTGTTTGACCATGGCCCAGTTGCTCAAGCTTCTAGCAAGCACCCAGATACTGGATTGCCATTGGAATCTTATAGAATGACCTTCGTTGACCAATCATCTTATGACGGAGAAAACAACCTCCAGATGATCAATAAGAAGGGTCGTGAAATGTTGCGTTGGGCTGTTTCAGGTTCAGTTGTTCCAAAAGGATTTACTGGCTCTGACACTCGCGCAAGTGATATAGACGGTGCGTCTGTACACATGTTGAAAACAGCAGGTATCTTGCTTCGCCGCTTTGATACTTCGCTCGATCTCCAGTGTGTGGCATCGTAATTTGTGTTTGGTTTGCATAGGGGGGATCGCCAACGGGTTGGTCCCCCCACTTACCATATATTCATTAAGTTATTCTTCTTCATAAAAGAACAACTTAGTTATTCTTTCTAAACTCTAAAAGAACATTAATCATGCGTAAAATTTATATCCGCAGAAAAGAAGTCCTGAATCACTTACCTAAAGAAGTACGTGCAGGCGCAAAAATTAGTATTGGAAGTATCTATGTCGGAAGACAGCCTCTACGAGGTATAGAAGGAGAAGAAGCCCACAAGCTCTTGTCTGGTATATTAGATGTTCCGCCCGGACACGCAGACTGGCCCAAACAAGAAAAAGATTTCTGGGCAAGTATGACTGTCAAAGTCCCATTCGAAGGAGTGGAACTTGATATCAGTACTGATGAGGACGGTAATCCAAGTAATATAATGGATTACATTACTTATAAGTGGTGCATGAAACATAGACAAGTAGCTGAGTCTGAAACTCAAATGAAGGCAGACGCAACAAAAAAGTTCTATCTCTATGACCCACAAAAAGATTTGCTCAAGCGTAATGCTCAAGTAAAACTTAGAAAAGATGCAGATAAGGAGTTTATCAAAATAAGCTCTGATACTGACAAGATGCGCAGACTGCTTCGTGTATTGTCTAAAGGATCTCAACCAGAGAAACTCACCGATATGGAAGTTGAGAACCAGTTGTACAACATTAAGAATGACAAACCAAGTCAGTTCTTAAAGTTTAGTACAGACAAACACCTTGATGTTCGCGCTGAGCTTGAACAAATGATTGAGCTGGGAGTGCTTCGAACCATTGGTAATCAAATCATCTACGGAGATGAAACTATTGGGGAGAACATTACCGATACTATTGTATATTTCAACAACAAAAAGAACTCGGGGCAAGTAAACGCCATGCGAGCACAACTTAAAGAACTTAAATGACAATAGAAGAGATGCATATTGCTGTCAACCTGGGGGTGCAAAAAATCGCATCTTTCCAGGTTGACAATCTCTTACCACAAGAGATTGACCACGAACTTAATGATGCAATGGAGTCATTCATTAAGCAGCGCTACGCCCCTATGGGTAATAAATACCAAAGGGGGTTTGAACAATCTCAAAAAAGAATTGATGACCTCAGAGCACTAATAGTAGACAGCAGAACTAAGTGCTTCTATGTAGGGGAATCTATAACTGGTTATAAAATTGACAGAGCTCCACTTCCTATGGACTACATGTTCCTAGTTAGTGCAATTGCTGATAACTACCAGGCTTGTAACGACGTTATTGAGTGGAAATTTGGTGCAGATCAAACATTTAAATACAAGCAGTGGGACATTAGAATGACCCCTCCTGCTGGAGCTGAAGGGTATAAACTTGGGGTATTAAAATTTGGTGATACAATTTTGGTTGCATCCGCAACCGCGAGCGGTACAATTATAGGAGAGGGCTTGACAAGAAGATACCTCGCAAATTGGTATAACTTTATACAAAACTCTTCTGCTCCTCCGCAAGAGGTAGGTTCTCAAAACGGTGTTGTAGCTAATGTTGACGCTGATTTCTTAGAACAAGTAGTTGTAGTAGACTCTGACCCATACTGGAGAAAAAATGTAACAGCTAATGGTGTAGGGCTTGGTGTACAGGATGATGAGGATCCCTCACAAGAAACATTTGATCTGTTTCTGCTTCAGGGATCAGAAAGAACTCCAACTATGGACTCTAACACAGTAAAACTATTAATTAAATCTGCTGCAGTATTAACTCTTACTCAACAAGCCGCGCCTGCATTAACCGCTGTTTGGTACCACCCAATAACCGGAGCATCTGTACAACAAACTATTCCATGCGGAACACCCTCTCAGCTAGAGTCTAATAGCTCAGGCGGAAAAGCTGAAAGACAAATAAAGTTCAGAGCATACGATGAAGATGCAGACGTCCCAGGAGTAAGAAGTAGAGACCGAATGTGGTTTGTACAACATGACGATCTGTATGCACTCTTTTCTGACCCGTTTAATACAACGTCTTACGACAAGATTAAATACACAATACAAGAAAACTTTATCGACGTACATAGTGACGAAACTTTTTTCACTACATTTGTTGATGTTAAATATATTAGGCACCCTAAGCGTATGGACAAAGGTCTAGGCATAGGGTGTGAATTGCCAGAGCACACTCATAGTGAGATCGTTGAGATGGCAATACAAAGCATACTAGAGGCCATTTCTGACCCGAGGTATAATACACAAACCAGGGAGGTCCTGGGGAGTGAATAAATATGATGTTTAATCCCAAAAAATAAAATTAAAATGGGAACTAATCTTTCACAGGTATTCGTTTCAGATGCATTGACTGCATTGAGCGGTACCACTTTTAATTCTTCCGGCGCTGCTGGAGATGATGTAGGTGTATGGAAGTTGGATGCAACTGCAGGCTACATGTCTACCGCATTGCTTCAAGCAAGTATTGACACGGATGCAGAAGCAGATGACAGCAGTACTGGTTTGACTGCAATTAACAACCCTTTGTGGTTGGTAAACGATATTCAAATCGTACAGAGAGCTTCTCCTAACTTCATTGCATCTCCATTGATCAGCACTCGTAACATCAAGAGCATTAAGTACCAAAACCACACTGGATCTACGATGCATGCTGGTACTGTTACTTTTGCTTCTGATGACGCTGGAGATGACTGCAATGTAAAAATCATTGTACGTTCAATCCCAACTGACTACTTGAACTTCGGTAATGAAAACACTGCAATTGCAGATTTCTCTAACGGAGGCTACCGCTTCCCAGTAAGTGTTAGCCGTGCAGGACAGTTGTTAAATATTGGAGCAACAGGAGCAGATGCATCTGCTGCAGGTGATGACTTGGTAGCTAACATTCAGGCTAATGCTGTATTGAATGCTATGATGACTGCTTCTAACTCTAGTGGAACAGTAACATTGACTGCACGTCACCCAGGTTTTATCTTCGACTTGTACGCATACAACAACACTGACTCTACTGAACCAGCTGTATCTAACGGCAGTGCAAAGTTTGATGCGGGTGTTGGTAATGACTGGCAAGTAGTTGGTGATGAAATGCGTTGCAGAAGCCGTTACGGTAACTTCAACAGAATGTACTTCCCACAAGCTCAGACTACGTATGGACAGAATGGTTCTGCGTATGACAAGATTGTTATTGAGTACGCACACAACTGGCCATCATCTACTGGTATTGCACCTGCTGGCGATTTGAACCAAGCTGTGATCTACTTCACAAATGCCGGAACCGATCCAGGCACTACAGGTAGTGAGTTCGCAACCTTGTTCGGATTTACAGACGGAACTGACATCGAGTACCGTTGGTAATAAGGCTGTTTAATAGAATAGGGGCAGGAATTGGCCTGTCCCTATTTTTTAATTTTTAATCACATGGCATCAGCAGAAGACGTACGGATCTTAAACGTATCCACAAATTGTAAAACTGTAACCGGGAGAATAGAGAACGGGCACATTGATATGTTTGGGAGTGCCATTTCAGATGTCAGCGCTGTTCTTAAGGTATATGTGTATGATCAAAGTGGGACAGTTCAGATATACCTATCAGGATCTGACCTGGACACTACAACAGAGCCTGGAGTTCTAACATTTACCGCAACATCAACCACTCAATTTACAGGAGTTATCTCAGTAGAGCTGCATGATGCAACAACACTAGACTACGACATAGATAACGACGGAGTTAAGAATGAGAGCGCAGCAGACACTACGTTGATGGAAACAGTGTACACAGTGGCTCCTTGTAAAATAAACTGCTGCATTGCTAAGCTTGTTGATGCAGCAATAGAATGTCATTGCAAGTGTGACAAGTGTAAAGAAGACTTGCTACGAGCAGAGAAAATACTTTTAATGTTGCAGGGTGCAACTTTTGCTGCAGAACAAGAAAGTAACTATGACCATGCAGTAAACATGTATAACAAGGCAAACACTCTATGTACTGAGGTTTGCGCATGTGGATGCTAATGTCTGTAAGAAGTTACACCAATAACCAAGAAATTGTCGACAAGATTGAGGCACTAAGAACGTGCATAGCTCGTCGTCACCACGCCTTCTATAAGAAAATACATGGAGGGTTAGAATGTTCTACTGTCGAGAACGTAAAACTTACTCTTATTGCGCACCTCCTAATAGACTATCAAAAGAACGGGGAGGATGACAACACCAAGGATTGCTTGCAGGCTACAGAATCTGATAGAAAGGGCTGGAAGATACTTAACGTATTCCTAGACTTTGTATCAAGAGAGTGCCGGGACTGCTTCCCAACAGAAACCGCATACACTTCAGGAACTGAAGGATCCCCAACGCCAGGAACAAATATTAACTTTATTACCACATCTTCAGGAGACCAGCTTACTGATCAAGGTGGAAATCCCATTATAACAAACTAAGAAAATGGCTAACGTAACTCTAGACGATTTATCAACTACACTGCTTGCAGACGTAACTAGCGCCCATTATCTGCTTATAGATAACGCTACGACTACAACTAGAGTATCTGCATTGTCAGGTCTAATACAATCTATCTCAACATTGGGAGCAGCAGGTGCTTCTGTAGTTAAGAGCCACGCTCTTGGGGTACTCTATCAAAGAGACATTATAGGAGGCACTGGCATTACTGTAACAGAGAACACCAACGATCTAACGCTGTCTGTAACTCAAGGAGACATTAACATTAATAACCTTGCTGGAATATCAAGCTTTGATCTTAGCGGGGCAGACAATACGTCTTCTCTGTTTCTCACTAGCGTAAACTTAGCATCCAACGTTACAGGTACTCTCCCGATTGCAAATGGGGGAACTGGACAAACTAGCTTCACTGCAAACAGCGTACTGCTTGGGGGTGCTAGCATCTCTACTGCAGTTCTTGACGCAGACAAAGAGATTCTTGTCGGTACGACTAGTGGTCCTGAGATGAAAACTTTGACAGCAGGAAGCAATATTTCAATTACTCAAAACAACTCTTTAGACACCCTCACTGTAGCATTTACTAAAGGAAATTACATAGAGTCAGGAGACAATGCAACTCTTGGAGACACAACAGTGGGGGCGTTGACTGTTGAATCTATTACCCCTGTTAGCCGAGGAAGCATTACGCAAGGAACATCTATGTCAACTGCCGTAACAGTAAATGCCCCATCAGGAGTTATTCAGCTGTACACAGGAACAATTGCAGCAGACAGTAACACACAATTTACTGTTAACAACACAAGTGTAGCCGCAAACTCTGCGGTACTTTTGTCAAAAGAATCACAGAGCGTAAATGATGAAGATAATGGAATTCATGTAAGCTTAGCTTCTGTATCTAACGGTAGCTTTGTAGTCAATATTACACACACAGGAAACTCACTTGCTGGTTCATGTGTAAGAAAAATCCATTTCTTAGTAATCGGATAATAACCAACCAAACCATACACAATGTTTAATCAATTTAAAATGAAAGTAGCAGACGCTATCGAATTGTACAAAGGACTTGAAGCTGTCAAGCAGCACAAAGGAGCACGATTCTCTGTAATCGTAGCTAAGAATGTAAAAGAGCTTGAACAAGTACTCAAGCAATACGAAGAGATAGCTAAGCCGTCAGATGAGTTCTTACGAGTTTCTGGGGAAGCACACAAACTTGCAGAAGCAGAAGATGAAGATGGGCTCAAGAAGTTAGAAGAGACACATGCAGATTTAATCGAAGAGCG